ATATTAAGCTTTCCTTCAAAGAAAAAGAACTTCTTAAAATAGTTATGAAAAAGGTTAAGGGCACCGATATTGAACTGCTTCTTAAAGAGAGCGGACTCATAAAGTAAGGCTCCGTAATTTAAAAGGGACTGTAACAAAAGTTACAGTCCCTTTTTTGTGTGTGCCTATTCGGAAAAAACCTTGCTGAGCGTAAAATATGTGTCGAGCACGAGAGCCCCCGTATCGCGCACATAATGCACACCGCCGCTCTCACAGCTTGTGACCGTGTACAGCTTTTGCGAATACAGCATAGCCGTGACTATTCTGTCAAGTATTTTGTGCGTCTCGTATGAGCCGTAGCTGTACGGAGCGAATATTGATATTTTTAAGACCAAATCCGCCTGTCTGTTTGAGGTTACCGTAACTGACCCGTCTGCGGCGGTTTCGGTGAGATAGTCGCCGACGGTCATCTTTTCCACACCCAAGGCAACTATTGCTTTTTTCATGGGTGTGGGTTTGATTTCGTTTTCGTATGCGAGCGTTAATTCACAGTTTCGTGTAATTTCAGTCTGTGAGGACAGAAATCCGAGAATATCGCTCGGCGCAACAACCGCAAAAAACATTTATATTCCGTTCGTCTCCCTTACTATTGCCCATATATAAAACGGCGTATTTTTGTAGTACACCGTTTCACAGTGATCCACCGTAAAGCCTCTGCCGCTTGAGTCGATTATTCTCGAGTCTGCCGACAGACGGCTTATATCGTGGTCAGGCGGGCCTATATATAAAAAGTAATCATATTTTGCCTTCCCGATTTCGGTGTAAACTCCGCCGAGATACATCTTGTTTTTGTAGCGGAGCGGCTGTATTGCGGCACGAAATACGGGTGACTGCCAGCCGGTGCTGTTTGTTATGAATACGTCCTTGCCTATCCTTGCGGATACATCCGAAAACTTCATATCACACCCCCGTAAACACAAATCCGTCGTCAATAAGGAGCGGTGACGCAAGCTTTTCTGCCTCGCCCTTTAATTCGGCGGCTTTTTTAAGGGGCATTGATGCGTCCTCCTTTACGGTGACATCGCCGGCCTTCACAGATTCCACAGAGCAGCCGCTGTCGGTGTTTTCGAGTATACTGTAATAAAGGCAGTTTACCGCAGCAAGGTAAATTATCCTCTCGTCATTTGCAGCCTTTTTGTCCTTTAACCGTGAGAACAGTTCAAGGCAAAACAGATGACATACGCAATTAAGAGAGGCGAGTGCGGCGTTATCTAAGCCGAAAAGGCTTTTTGCCTTGTAAAGCACCATATTTTCGTTTATCATTTTGCTCCTTGCCCGAGAATGGCTGCTCGGGCTTCCTTTCTGTCGAATTTATCAGGCCTTTGTGGTGAGAATTTTTGAAGCGTCTGTAAATATTTTTGCAAAGCCTGCGGTCTGAGTAATTGCGGCGCGTTCTATTTGACGGTCGATAAGCTTGTCGTATTCGGTGAGAATACCGCCTGCTTCAACCATTTCGAGGGCGCAGTTTTTATCAAGACCTATAAGCGTGCCTGCCTGCGCTGCGCTGCTTTTCAGCATATTAGCGCCGAGCGGCGTTACGGCTTTACCGGTCGCGTGGAAATTAAGGCCCGCCGCAGCGTCGCGCATTTCCGGCATATTGAGTATGGCTGCTGCGATGTCGGGTGAGGCTATAACGGTGTTGAGCTCATACGGGTCAAAGCCGTTCCAGAACGAAACGAGGTCGGAATATGTGAGCTTGCCCGCAGTTGAAACCTTGAGGGTGGCCGCAGGGTTCTTGTTTCCGTCGCCGAGCGATAAAACGCTTACCGCGTCCTTAAAGAGCGCACGGGAAATATATGCGCCTATCTGCTTTAATGTGACGGTGAACAGGTCAAGCTTCTGGAAGCGTATAGCTTCGTATGACGCGCATAACATTCTGCCGCGCTTTTTGAGCTTTACGAGGTTCTCCTGAGTTTTAACCGAGGTTTCGGGTATGGCGGTACCCTCGGCTGTCTCCTTCAGAGCCTTGTCGTCGTCTGTGAGAACCGAGGTTATCGGGCGGTAGTCAAGGCCGTCAATAACGGTCTTTGCCGCAATGATTTCCGAGAGAACGTCAGCGCTTTCAAGTCCCGTTCTCACGGCTCTTGAAATATATTCGGGGAAGAGTGCGGCGCTGTCGGTGGTTGCGAAGAATTTATCGACGGGGCTTGACATATTGCCGCTTACCTTTATGTCAAAGCGTTTGAGCTGACGCTCAAATGCGTCAAGGCCCTCAAGAGAGGTGCCCTTGTAGTTTTCTGAGGGGTCAATGCTCTCAAGCTCCGCGAGGAAGCCCTTTGATGTTCCGTAAAGTCCCTTGTCGAGCTTGATGTTTTCGTAAATTGCCATTTGTTTTATCCTTTCTTTTTACAGTCTGAACTGCGAATTTGAATTTGCTTCGGCTTTTTTAGCCGGTGTGAGCTGCGGAGAGCTCAAGGTAAAATTATTTTTACTCACGGCTTTCGCTGCGGCGCAAAGCTCATCCGTTTCAAGACACTCCGCCATTTTTTTACACAGCTTGTCACCGAGTGACGGAAACGCGGCGACAAACGCTTTTATAAGCTCCGTCTGCTTTTCGGTGCGGTACAGCTGTCCGGCTTTTGCAAGACCTTTCAGACGTTCGTTTTCACTTTTTAAGAACGTCAGCTGCCGGTTTGCATCGCCGTCTGCGGTGAAACCGAATTTTTTTGTTATACCGGCGTTTTTCTGTGCAGGTACGGCGACAAACGACCACTCGTATGCGTCCGTGGGATTTTGCAGCTCACCGTAACAGAGCCTGCCGTCGTAAACGCCTCCTCTGACGTGTGAACATTCACTCTTGCCGAGCTCTTTTCCGCAAACGGAGCAGATGCAGCTTTTAACTGCGCAGCCCACGCTCACTTCTTTTATAATGCCTGCCTTGATTTCCTCAATGAGTTCCTCGTTTTTCTTTATCCTCGGCATATAGCACCATGCCTTTAAATATACATAGTCCTCACCGAGAGAATTTTTGCGCGTGCTGTCCTTAATGACTTCGGTCTTATAGGTTCGCGCGCTCTGGTCGGAGCTTTTCATACTGTGATCGCGTATTGCGGTTTTGCCTATAAAAAAGTCGGCAAGCTTATGAAGAGAGTCCTCCGTGAATCGCTCGTAATCACGGTCGATTTCGTTGTCGCAGAGTATTACGCAGAAAGAGAATATATCGTCCTTCGTCATTTCCTTTTGAGTAAATGTGTTTATGAGCGCCAAATCCTCCTTTGACAGCTCGTTTTCATCCGTCTGACTTTCAAATGATTTGTTCAATCGGTTTTTTCCTCCTTTTCAAGTGCTTTTGCCTGTGCCGAATACAGACTTGCTCTGGCATTTTCCACCTCGTCCTGAAGCGTGATGTCGTCCCATACCACGTTCGGTTTTAAGGATGAGCCCGAATTGCGAAGAAATGTTGAGCAAATCCTTTCTATTACAGGCGTCAAATGTCTCCTGTAATGCCACAGCTCCGTAGTCAAAACGTCCGTCTCCACCTTGGACATCGTCTCGGTGGTTGACCACGATAGTCCGAGCAAAAACGGCGGAATACCAAGCTTTGCGACAATTTGCTCAAGCATCTCGCGTACGGGAATCTCGCTGTCGGGAATTTGATTATCGGCACCTATGACCTTTATATCAACGTCTCCGACGGCGACAAAGTCCTTAACGCTGCCGCTCTTCATAGCTTCGCTCCACTCGCTTGCTATAAGCTCGGCGCGCTCTTTAGCAAATGATTTCGACAATGCTTCTCCGTCCGGCTTATAGGTGACGGCAAATCGTACATTGCCGACTCTGTCCCAGTTGGATTTGGTGGCTTCGAATATTTTAAGCAGTACCGAGCTTACAAACGGCAGGCCGTAAAGCACAGAGGTACCGTAGAGCGAGCCAGGCTCTGCGTCAAGTGCCGTAAACAGTATTCTCTCCTGATGCTTTACCGGAGTCGGCACCGCGTCTGCGCGGCATACGAGAATCCTTGAAAAGTCGTTAGGATCTCTTAAAAGACTGACATCGTCCGGTCTTGCATTGTAGAGATAGCGTATGTTTCCGTATTCGTCCGTAAGCATTTCGCCGACTGCCGTGCCGTAAATCAAGAGCTGCTCAAAATAAGTATCCAAAAACGAATAAATGCTTCTTTCGCCCGAGTCGCACGGTATGTCGGACAAAAATTCGGCAAGAGCTTTATCGCAGGCGTTGCTTCCCGTTTCTACCGTGAAGCCGCCCGTCAATCGGATTATCTTGTGAACAGCCGCATTTATTATGGGAACCGCCTCCATAAGGCTTTTATAAAGCGTGTTCTGGCACAGCACAAGCGGCGTATAGCTGTTGACGGCGGGAAAAAGCCCCGAGGCTGTGCCTTGTGCGGCGGCGGTAACCGGAGCCTCAATGCGCTTGCCCCTTCTGAATAGCTTCAAGCATAATTACCTCCCTTCATCGTTCCACCGAAACGGCAAAAAAGCCGTCGGCGGAGTTTTCGAGTGACATAACAAAATATCTTATGTCGTCCATGGCGTGGTCGTTTTCTTTGCGCGGGGCGTCGCATTTTGCACTCTCGTCCCAGCGGTATAATGAAAACTCACGTATGGCGTCGCGGCACGGCTTGCAGATTTTTATCCTGCCGGATTTCAGCGCGTCCGACGTTTTGCGTATGCCCTTTACAACGTCGTTGTCGGCACGCACCACGCGTATTTTGCCGTGCCTTTTTATACATTCAATGAAGCTTGCGGCCGAGGGGTCAACTACCGCGTATTCCACTTTTCTGTCGCCGATAAGAGCTGTAAGCGAACAATAGTACTCTTCATCAGTCATCTGAAAGCCTTTTTGCTTTGAATCGTGGTAGAATTCATCCACTCTGAAAAAGGTGCCGTCTTTTTCGCCCCAAAGCCCCATGGATGTCGGATTTACCGTGCCGTAGTCGCAGGAAACAAAATATTTCGTGATTCCCGCAGGCACGTCGTATATATATGAGCTGTCGAAAAAAGGGTAAACCGCGCCGTCACAGCTGACCCATTTACCTTCAATAAATCGCTCGTAAAATGAACCGCTGTAAAGATTTTTATAACGCTGTTTAATCTCCTCCGACAGCGAGGGGTTGTCGTCCATTGTGAAATGCAGGTATAGACAATTTTTATCTACCGCCTTTTTTATCCATTCCGTGTAGAACCAGTGCGCCGGATTTTCGGGGTTGCAGTTGAACCAAAGACGCGAATTATCGACGGAGCAGCGAGCTATTGCCTGCTCGCAAAAGGAGCGCGGCATAAGAGCCGTCTCGTCGAGCATGACGCCCGAAAGAGTCATACCCTGTATCAGCGCCGCCGAGCCTTCATCCTTACCCCCGAAAATGTAAAAACGGTTTTCTCGCCCGTCTTTTTTTATGATTATCATATTTTTTGAAACAAGCTCCTCGTATGTGAAGCCGAGAGAACGCAGCATCGGGAGCATCGGCGTTATTATGT